AAACGTAACTTTAGATAGTTATGATATTACAACTGCTGGCACAGCAACTGCATCAGGTGATGTTGGTGGAACTTTAGTAACAGCAACTCAAAATAGATTATTTGACGTAGCCAACTTAAGCATTCAAACGTTAACTGTTCCTGGCACAACTATTAATTATAACATGTTAACAACTACAGGAAAATCAATTCATGGATCTGAATCTGAATTTGTAACAACAACCGTATCTAATGCTTTAAGTATAACTTCAGGAAATAATATTTATTTTACATCTCCTCAAATGGTAGCAAGTCAAATAAATGAAACTAATAATATGGGTGGTTACAAATCTTTATATACTAATTTAACTTTATCAACAACAAATACTAAGGTTTCTCCAGTTATAGATACATCAAGAATGAGTATGATCGCTGTTCAAAATAGATTGAATCAACCAACGTCTGGTAATACACCAAATTTTATTGAAGATACTGCTCCTACAGGTTCTTCTTCGTCAGGAATTTACGTAACTAAACCAATTGTATTAGAAAATATTTCAACAGCAATTGATTTAAGAATTACTGCAAACGTTAGAACGTCATCATCTGTTAAGGTATATTACAGAGTTACAAGTTCTTCGGAAGTTAGAAACGTAAACGATTTAGCGTGGACACCGTTTAATACAGATGGATCTTCTGATTTGTCTGTAACTCCTGCTCAAGATGATTCTACTTTTAAAGAATACAAATATTCAGATAATAATATTACAGGATTTACGGCATTTCAAATTAAAGTGGTATTAAAAGGAACTAACTCAGCATATCCTCCTCTTGTTAAAGATTTAAGAGGAATTGCTTTAGCATTATAAAGGTTTTATGAAATTAAAAGTAGAAGGATATGATTATCTAGCAAGAGATTCAAGATCAAATGCTATTATTAATACTTCTAAAAATGATTATCAACTTTATATTAATAGAATTAAATCACGTGAACAACAAGGCGATAATATAAGAAATGTTATTAAAGATGTTAATTTATTAAAACAAGAATTACATGAAATCAAAGCTTTATTAAAGGAAATGGTTAAAAAATAATGACTGCTAAAACCGTACTTACAACTGATACACTAGAAACGTTTAGAACTACGTTTAATAGTTTATCTACAAATGATATTGGCGATCCTGCTACATTAACATCTACTGCTACTAATTTGGTAGGAGCCGTTAACGAAATTAAAGCAGAAGAAGTTACTTTAACAGGAACACAAACCGTAACTAATAAAACTTTAACAACTCCTAAGATTGCTACTATTTTAACAAATAGTGGTGCAAATACTGTTACATTACCTTTAGCAACTGATACTTTATTAGGTAAAGCAACTACAGATACTTTAACTAATAAAACTTATGATACTGCCGCAACAGGTAACGTATTTAAAGTAAATGGAAATTCTATTACTGGTTATACCGGTTCTGGTGCTAATGTTGTTTTATCAACAGGTCCAACAATAGGAGGACATCCTACTGTTGAAGGAATAACTTCTACTGGTGCTACAGGAACAGGAAAATTTGTATTTGACACAGCTCCAACTTTAGGTTCACCAATTTTAACAACACCAAAATTATTAAATAATGGTTACATTGCTGATGATAATGGTAATGCACAAATTAAATTTATTACAACAGCTTCTTCTGTAAATCAATTATCGGTTACAAACTCAATCACAGGTTCTGGTCCTTCAATATCTGCTACAGGAACAGATAGTAATATAGTTTTAAATTTAATACCAAAAGGCACATCAACTGTAAAAGTTCCTTCTGGTTATAAAGATAGAGCAGGATTTGCTGCTGATTCTCTTGCAACAAAAGAATACGTAGATACAAAAACTTATTCAGGCGCTATTGTTAGTGAAACAACAGTAACACCAACAAATGTTAACGTTACATTAAACAACGTTCAAATTACAGATACAATAGGAAATTTTTCTTGTAATAATCCTGGCAGAACATTAGTTGTTGATCAAACAATAACTATCAGCGGTACACTTACGGGTACAGGATCTATTACAGGTTATTCTTCTCCTAAAACTTATTACATTATAGAAACAAATGGATCAACAACATTTAAATTATCAACTAAAAATTTAAAAAATTCAAAGGTAGATGGTGGTGCCGTTCTTGTAACAACTGCTGGTACTACGGTAGGATTAACTTGTGTAGCAAGTACCTATCAAACTAGTTTTAACGTAACTTATGTTTATAGTAACGTTGCTGTGTATTTGAACGGAATTAAACTAGTTGGTGGTGGAAGAGACTTTACAGCAAACGATCAAGCAACTGTTGTATTAAATAGTCCAGGAGCTCTACCAACAGACGTAATTCAATTCGTAACTTACTAATAAAATGGCAGCTATAGCAAATTTAACAATAGACGCAGGTGCAACTTTCTCCAGTGATGTTGATGTTTTAGCTGATGATGGTAGTGTATTCAGTTTAGTAGGATATACGGCTGAAGCAAAAATGACTAAAGGATATTCCGAAACATATCCTAGAGTTTATTTTGATATTACTGTTTATGAAGCTGATGGTATCGTAAGTATAAGTTTAGATCCTGCTGACACCATTCAACTAGAAGAAGGCCGTTGGGTTTATGATGTTCACATAACAGAAACAGCAACTGGCGCTGTAACACGTGTTGTTGAAGGAATCATAACCGTTTATCCTTCTGTTTCAGGTATTGATTAAGATTCGTATTTAAATACTGCTTTATTTTTACCGGTTTTAATTTCTTTAAAACCGTTTTCTATTAAATAATCACCTATTTTTTTAATATCATAAGTAGTTACATCATCAAATATAAAAACACATTCTTTTGTTTTTCTAGGTAAAAAGAAATCAACTTCTTTCATAACACTAACAGTATCGTGTGGCCCATCAAAATGAACCAAATCATATTGTGTTAACATTATTTTATATTCATTGTAGATAGGATAACCATCTGCATATCTTTTGAAAAATTCTGTATCTTCTAAACAAACAAGATGAAACTCAGGATATTCTTTTGTGAAGTTTAATAGTGCTTCTTTTTTCATATTGTTTGTGTAATCACATTTAGTTTGTGGTGCTTCATCTGAATAAGCATAAACAATATTTCCATAAGGGTCAATACCTAAATGATTTAGTTTTACTTGTGGATGATATTTTCTAAATGAATCTATAATAATCTTACTTCCCATTCCAAGTCTTACGCCAATTTCAACCGTAGCTCCTGTAGGATTTTTTAATAACTTAACTGCTTCTTCTAAAGATTCATATTCATGGCTATCGCCATTAAATGTTGCAGGTTTTTCCTTATTGATAACATCTGTAATTTTAAATGTATTAGCACCAATATGATCACAAAGCACTGTTGTATCAGCGAATATTTTAAATCCTCTAATCTTTGCTTTTCTACAAAAATCTACATCTTCTGATACTGTATTTTTATGATCTAAAGCTGAATGGTAAACATATTGAGGATAACCTATAGTTTTAAAAACTTCCGATTTAATTAGAACACAGCCCATACCAGCTGCTTCTATTTCTAAGAAAGGAACGTTTTTAATATTTTCATAAGGTATATTTGAACAACCACCAAATTGGTTCTTCTCATATATTTCTATAACATGTCTATCGTGGTGTCTTTGTCTATATAAACCCGATACCATATCTACATTATGACTTAAAAGTTTTTTAAGAGTATCTGGTGCAAATACAATATCACTATCTACAGAAAACAAATAGTCGTAATGAGTTGCCCAATGAGCGATAAGATTTCTTATTTGATCTACTTGATAACCGTAAAAAAATTGAAATTGGGTTTTATAGCCCTCAGGAACTTCAAGATTATATATTGCTCTCATTGTTTCTGGTTCAATATATTTGTTTGTAGGTATTCCTATTAATATTGTTTTCATTGTGTTAATATCCTATTTGCATTTTTAGTTTGTTCTGTTGAATTTACTTTATAATCATTTAATGAACTCATATCATTATAATTATAAAATATATCTTGTACTACTTTAATTTTGTTTGGATCTGCTTTTTCTATTACTGTATAGAATATAGAACCATCACCACCTGCTTTGTACCAATTTCCTTTTTCATCTTTAAAATTTCCATCATTTACATTATGCAATAGATATGCTTTAAATGTTCTTAAATGAGTATAAGGCATATTCCAATTAAATTTATATTGTCTATATTTCTTTTCTTTTTTAGTTTCTTGTAAATAATTTTGAGATATCAAAGGTATTTTATCTACCATTGAATAACATGAACCATAAGTAAATTCAGTTGTACCATCATAAAGATTATTGTAAAAATGAAATATTTGATTGTCGTTTACTAGAGAATCGTCTCCGTCTAAGAACATTACAATATTGTCCATTTGAGAATATTTAATTATAGCTTCTATTTGATTTCTCACTGCACCTTTATTTTCTGTATTTTTAATTACGATTACTTTATCACTTTCATATCTTTTAGCAATATCATAAGTATTGTCTGTAGAACAATCATCAATAACAATCATTAGGTAATTATCATAATCTTGTGTAATAACAGACTTAATACATGTTTCAATATATTGACTGGCATTATATGCAGGTGTAACTATAATCATTTTTTGTTGAGTGTTTCTAGGTATATAATTTTCTTCATAATTTTCAAATCTTCTACCAAACACAGTTTTAACTCTTGCATTAATATAACTTACTTGTTTATATTCTTCTTTTGAAAGGTATGCGCCTAATTTTTTATAGATATGTTGTTTCCATTGTAATGCAACAGAATCCCAACCTACAATATCTTTTATAATATTACAAGCATACATTTTTTGTTGATGTAGATATCTATCAACATTTGCTCTTAAAACCATATTTACAAATTTATCTTCTTGTTGCTTTTTGTCGATAAATCTAAAAAGACTATTTGGTTCAATTGCATAATCCATTAAATAACAGGCCTGTTCAACGGCCGTTTCTTCTAATGCACCAAAACGAGTTGTAATTAAAGGAGTATTGTAAGCAATAGATTCCAACGTTGAAATACCAAATGTTTCAGGAAATGCACCAGGAAATAACATGAAACTTGCTTTGGCCATTAATTCTGCTATTTCTGATTGTTTAATAATACCAGTAAACTCTACATCTAGTTTTTTATATTTTTCATCAGCAACCAATTCTCTCCATTTTTTTTCTTGTTCATCGGGAGCAGCATTTTCTCTAAATCTATAATATCCACCAATTACTTTTAATTTAGCTTGAGGTATATTTTGTTTAATTCTTTCCCACATATTCTCAACCAGAGGCAACATGCCTTTTGTAACAGAAGCATTGTAAACATATAGATAAGGATCTTTTTTTCTTATATCTACTTCGTTTTTATAATATATAATACCGTTACGTGTCATAAAAACTTTTTTCTTTAATACTTCAAAGTTTCTTTTTCTTCCATGATCACAATTTGTAACATAAGACGTATGAAAATCTGAAAGTGTAAATATTTCATCTAAATCACCATGCACTAACATATCTTCTAATATATGATCACCATACATTGAAAATGTATCGTGCATCCACATGGCTTTTAATTTAGCATTAGCTTTTATTTTAGAATATCTTTGAGGTTTAAAACGTTCAAATTGATTATATAACTGTTCGGGCACAAAAGGTATTATTGTTCTGGAAGATATAACAACATCAAAATTAAAATCATTTTTATAGTCTAATATTGTATGATCAATATATTGAACATTATCAAATATTCCTTCTTTAGATTCTTTATCTATGCAGTTATTAAATACTGTTACTTTGAAATTCTTTTTAGCTAGTTCTTTTGCAAGTAAAATAACGGCTGATTCTGATCCACCTAGACCTCTTTTATTTAAGGTATCACCATCATAGGTCAATCCAATAATGTCAATAATCGCTATAGAAATCATTTTAAAAAAATTGTTATAAAGTTATAATTATTTATAAATATACTATAACATAATGTAACTGTATTGTCAATCAAATAGAATTAAATGTAAATTATAGATGGCCATAATAAAAGGACCCACACAACAAGTAAAAGTAACACTTCCTTCAAGAGCTAGTGGATCAATAGGTTACACAGGATCACAAGGTTATACAGGATCTGGTGGAACTGGAAATGGTTACACAGGTTCACAAGGATATTCAGGTAGTTTAGGTTACACAGGTTCACAAGGACAAATAGGTTATACAGGATCTGGTGGAACTGGAAACGGCTATACAGGTTCTCAAGGTTCAACAGGATTTACAGGAAGTTTAGGTTATACAGGATCAGCAGGTGTTGGTTATACAGGTTCTGCCGGCTCAACAGGATTTACAGGTTCACAAGGAAGTTTAGGTTACACAGGATCAAAAGGTGCTGACGGAACAATTGGTAGAGATGGTTATACAGGTTCTGCCGGCTCAACAGGATTTACAGGTTCAGCAGGAGTTGGATATACAGGATCTGCCGGCGCTGGTTATACAGGATCTCAAGGTACTACAGGTTATACAGGATCTGCCGGTGCTGCTAATACAGGAAATATTACATTTAACACAAATACAATTTCAGCAACTTCAGGAAATATTATACTTGATCCTCCAGGAGCAGGAGTTGTAGATGTTAATACAAGTAGAATTATAAACGTAACAGATCCTTCTTCTGGTCAAGATGCTGCTACAAAAGCGTATGTTGATTCTCAGGTGTCTGCTGTTGGTGATGGTTACACAGGTTCACAAGGTATAGTTGGTTACACAGGATCAAAAGGCGATCAAGGAAATTTAGGATACACAGGATCGGCTTCAACAGTTGCTGGTTATACA